CTATATCTGCTTGAGTAATTTTATACTTTAAATATGTTTGTTCTACTCCATCAAAGTGTCTTTCATGAAAATATTGCAGTGCATCATCAACTAAGTCATCAACTTGCTCGTCAGCGACATTAATTTCTAAGACAGGAGCACCCAACTGTCTTTTACAATAGTTTATGAGGTCTGTCCTACTTGCAGGTTGTGCCATCTATTCACTACTTTTTAATTATTTATGGAGCAGAGGAAATACCCTGATATACATACACATTTCCATTTACGATATTATAGTAAGTTGCTCCAGAACTCACAAGCACATCATACATATATCTTCCCTCAGCAAGGTTCCTTGTATCTGTAGACCCCATAGAAACTTCCATAACACCACCTAAAGCACTAGTAATTCCAACTGTAAGAGTTGCGGCAGGGATAGTCGTAGACCCTATAGAAGTGCTCTTTCTTATTTGAGCAGATCCAGAATAACCACTTAAATTGAATACAGAATTTGCTGTGTTTAATACATTAAATTTTGCTTTAAAGTCTCCGCCAGTGTAGATACTCAAATTAGCACCATATGGAATTCCAGAATCTGGATCAAAAGTAATGTTATTACTAGCCATTAGGGATACCTATTACTGACATTGTTTCTTGTTGTTTATAATATAATTTTGCAAAAGATTTTGCAATATTTCTAAGTTCTTCACGATCATCACAACTATCTATCTGTGATGCTAATTTAGTGTAAGCAAATTGTTTTGACAGATTGCTTAGTTCAATGCTATCTGGATCCATGTAATAACTCCTTTAGTAATGATTTGATTTCGTCAATGTCACCTTTCATGTTAGCAAGTTCATCTTCAATGTTCTGTACTTTTTGAGTCTTTTCACTTTTCACTTCACGTCTCGCAAGATACTGATTATATTCAGTTCTATTTACATTAATGATAGATCCATTATTAGGGTCTCTCGCTAAATCGGAGTGACCCTCAACTGTGTATTTTTCCATTATGCAAGTGCAATAACTCTGAGATCCTTAACTCTAGGAACATACACCTGACTCGTAGATGTAAGAAGAAGTTTAATTCTATAAGATCTAAATGCAGGCAGTTGATCAATAGTAAATGTCATTTCCTTATAATCAAGATTTAAACTATCAAAGTTATAATTATCAGATCTAATTATTTTAGAATCTGATTGACCATCACTCAAACTAGAATCAATTACTTGACCTCTAGTATTTAAATTATCGTAACCTGGGAAGAGTTGGAAGATAGGATCAAATCCTTGCTTATCACTAATAGCGTATAGTGCTCTAATATCAGATAGTGCGTTAACGTGAGCAGAAACAAGAATCTTCAGTGAAGACGCAGGATTTTCCAATACGACTTCTTTAGAAATGTATTGACATGCTGTAGGATCTTCTCTAAGAGTATTTACTCTCGAATCAGTTGCATAGTTTGTAACCGCACTATTAACTCTATTTGATGTTGTAATAACAGAAACCCTTTGTGCGTCAATGACTGGACTTACTCTTGTATCAATAGTTCCAAGGAACATTCTTAAATTCAGGGATTTGTTTCCAGGAATATTATCAAGTTTTGCAGTCTCATTAACCTTAGATGAAATCATTCTTGGGGATTCAAAATAATTAGGTGTGTTGATATTAAGATCAGTAAATCCTTCATCGATGAATGGAATTTCATTTCCACTTATACCTTGACTTGAAATTGTTCTTACCTCAGCATTAAGTGAAGTACCACGAACCGTTACATTTTGGATAATTGGAGTAAGAATTTCAAATGGCATGTTTTGAGATGCTCTAATGTCATATCCACCAGCAGTTTTTGTTTTATTCATAAACAACTTGGGAAGACCTACATCATTACTTCTGTCATCTGCACTTGTACCAGTTCCTGTATTAAAGGTTTCTGACATATCAAGTTTTACATTATATGAGTCAAACGTAATTGGATTATTCACTGTTACATCGTTCAAGTTATGAGTTTTGTTGATTCTATGTAAGTTAACTCCCCCAAGTTCATATTTAAATACAGGTGTTCCAACTGGATAGTTAGCTTGATTATTTCCTCTAGTAATAGTTCCACCAATAACATTTCCAGTTACATTAGTGTATTCAATAATCTCATTACCAATCTTTAAGAATCCAACATTTGTTGTTCCAACACCGACATTTTCAAAAGTTCCAAAATTAGTCCCAGCATTAACAGAAATTTCACCAGTAGAACCAAGTGAGAATTCTGCAGAAAGTTTTGTTGGTTTAATATCAGGTTGAACATCACTAATAGCGACTCTATTATCAGTGAAATACATACCATGATTTTTATGATTTACCTTAATATGTAAACCATCGGTATCAGCAATAATATTAGAGATTGTATTTCCAACACCAACAGCATCTTTAAAGTTAAACTGAGTAGTAACCCCTGCGCTATTTACATACATCAAGGTGTTACCAACGCCTGTCACAAACTCACCCTGAACATTTTCAAAGATAAGTTCACTTGTCATTCCAATACCAGTAATTGTCAGTCGTGAATTTCTACCAACGGTTGCGATACCAATTGTAGAAATACCAACAACATCACCCACTTGATAACCAGAACCACCGTTTGTAATTGTTGCAACACCAATTGCTCCAGCATTTACAAATACATCTGCTACTGCGCCTCTTCCATTGCCACTTAAAGTAACTAAATTAACACTATTAAAGGATCTAGATCCCGTAGAAGGAG